TAAACGCTCAATGGGAATTGCTCAGGGAAGACCCGAGTCAGTAGCCGAAATGATTGGCGTTAATGACATGCTAGGAAGAAAAACGGATTATGAGGCCATGGGCGAAATACAGATTCACTCTCCAAACCTTCCAAGACCTAGATGGGATGGAAAAAGAGTCGATAGAACAACTAGAGAAATGAAACTAGAACAGTTGGTTGGAACGGCGAAGATACCGTCATATTTAAGAGAGCTGTTTCTATCAGAAATCAAACTAAGCACGGATACGGCCAATGCTCACTTGAGAGATCGCGCGCGGCTTTTGGGGTTGTTATGAGAACATGGAAGGAATTAAGTGAAGAGGAGAAGAAGGAAATTTGTGATTACCTAGATCTCCTAAAAAAGTTTAACGAGAATCCAAGCAACTTATCCATGGATCAAAAGAGGTGGGTTTTGCAACACGCAGACCTACCTACTTGGTTGGTGCCATTGGATGTAATTGAAAAGCACTCGTTAAGTTAAAAGCTTTTTAGTTTGACAACCCATCCGACTTCTCGGAAACTTATTTACATGACAACAACACAACTTAGAAGCCTTAACGACATTGGCTCACGCCTTAGATGGGTGCGCGAGTCGCTTGGGATTACTAAGTCAAAGGTTGCTTTGGACAACATGATGGCAATTTCTTCCTATTCAGACAGAGAAAACGGGATTAGAACTCACTATCCTGAGGAGTATAAGGCACTAGCTGAGTACTTCGCCCATCTTTGGAGAGTCAAGTACACCAAGAATCATCCAATGTTTAACGGCAACGAAATCAAGGTCATCACAACTATGTGGATAATGTTTGGGGTAACAAATGAGTGAACCAATTGGAGCATGTGAGGCGGTTATTAAGTCAATCAAGAGTACTGCCGATGGGAGTTTTGACATCACCCTTAGTGTAAACACTGACGATGTTCAGATTATCAACAAACTTATCAGCCTATTTGCCAATAACGACAAACTAATTAACGTAGGATTTGCAACTCATGACTAAGCCTAAGACAAAGATTATGGGCAGACCTAGAATTGAGATTGACTTTGAACAGTTTGAAAAGCTTTGTAATTACCAGGCAACTATTGGCGAAATAGCGTCTTGGTTTGACATGTCGGTTGACACCCTAGAAGAAAGAATTAGGGAGAAGTTTGGATGCACTTTTTCGGCTTATACACAGAGACATAAGGACATGGGAAAAATCTCTGTTAGACGCAAGCAATTTTCAGAAGCAATGAAGGGCAACACAACAATGCTTATTCATTTAGGTAAAAACTATCTTGAGCAATTTGATAGAAATAAGATAGAGAGCGACAACACCAACAAAAACGTAGAAGTTTCATACGAAGATTATATTAAAACACTCGGAGACAACTAATGGCTAAGGCGGACGCAAAGGAAGTTAAGGACAATATCAACGACCTTCCTTTATTGAAGAAAGAATTTGAGCGCGGACAAATGCAGACACGAAAGCTTACTGCTCTAAAGGCAAAGTTGATTGAGCTTTACATGGGCGAAAAGCAATCAGCCAACGAGTTTGAGCTAATGCTCATGATACTCAAGAGAGACCGCTTAAAGGGGCAATTGAACGACGCTCATATGGAATTACTGAACGGTATCGACATTGAGAAGTGCGAAGAGACTTGCTTTGTTAAAGTTGACAACGCTCCGAGAGTTCATCATCTGACAAAAGACCAAGTTTGCAGATATTACAAGGACAACGACACAGACAGATTTGTGGTCTTTGTTGAAATCAAGGTTCCACCTAGTCATCAAATGACTTACGACCTATTAATGAAAGAAGCTCGCGGACACTTTCCAAGTGAAGACATGTATCCAAAAGAGCGCATTCGTTTGCATAGACTTGATTTAACGGCAAAAGAGTTTCATGCTTGGTTCCAAATTAACTCAGACGACATACTTGCAGCAGAGAAACCAGAAGAATATACATTTTAAGGAGCTATATATGACAAAGAAAAAAGCAGTTAAAAAAGAAGTGAAGGAAGAAGTTGTTGAGTGTCCGGTTGTTGAGACAGTTAAAGCAGAAGAAGTTAAAGAAGCTCCAGTTGTTAACATTCAAATCCCAGCATCGGTTGTGATTACTAACTTGAAAGTTAAACTACAAGCGATTCCAGTAGGATTTCGTGAAATTGATTTAGCAATCGAAGACGCTTGTCTTGCACTAGACCGCGCACTCGCTCTTTGTAACTTCATTGAAGCTGCTCAATTAGAACTGTCTAAAAAGAAGAGATAATGAACATAGAAGAAAACATTGCAAGAGGGTGGGCCGATGTCGAGGGATTTCCTGGGTATCGGATCACTATTGATGGCAGGATTCTTACTTGTAGGAGTAAGGCCGGACGATGGGGCAACAAGACTCTTAAAGACACGTGGACAGAGAAAAAACTAGAAGTTCACATAAGGGGATATAGGGTAACAAGACTATGTTCTGATGGCGCTAAGCCAAAAAGAGTGCAAGTTCATAGATGTGTTGCCATGCACTTTGTTCATAATGGCAACAACAAACCACAAGTTAATCATATAGATGGCGTTACTGGTAATAATCATTATTCAAACCTTGAATGGGTTACACCAAGTGAAAACATAATACATTCATTTCGTGTTTTAAACAGAAATAGAGCAAAAGGTGAGAGGCAAGCATCTAGTAAATTAACAAGCTCTATGGTGTATGAAATAAAGAAAAGATTATCCGCTAAAGAGTCCCAGTGTAAACTTGCCAAAGAGTTCGGCGTACACCAGGTGACAATTTCAAACATAAGTCTAAAAAAGCTATGGGCACATGTCCAGTATCCTTGATTTTTCATACTATTGTCCGAGAGTCTTAAAGATCAAGACCAAGATTCACGGGATTCAACCTTTTATTCTAAGGGACTATCAGAAGAAATACCTCCAATGGAGAGTCGATTCATTTCCAACCGGAATCATAAGGGCAATCATACTAAAACCCAGACAATGCGGATTTTCAACGCTAGAGGCCGGAATAAATATTCACAGAACAGTAACAAGGTATAACGAACGCGGATTAGTTATGGCCGACAAGTTTGGCCGCACTAGCGAGCTTCAAAGCATCTACTCAAACTACATCACTCATATTCCAGACAAAATCAGACCAATGATAGCAAAGGACAATAGTGATGAAGTTCTTTTTGATAATCCAAACAGAGAATTAAGAAACGCAAAGCCTGGACTTGGGTCTGGGTTTAAGTATGAGACGGCCCAAGATGCGAACGCGGGTCGAGCTGGAACTAGAAATTGGGCGCACTTGTCTGAATTTGCCTTTTTTCCACATGCAATGGAGACCGACGAAGGTTTGCAGAATAGTATCCCTCTTGCAAAAGGTACTTCTATTGTAAAAGAATCAACTGCTAATGGCATGAGTGGGGATGGTGAAGCGTTTTATAATCTATGGTGTGCTGCTGAAGAGGGTAGTTCGATATACAGACCTTTCTTTGTACCATGGCAGTCAATCCCAGATTACGCTATCGATGTTCCACGTGGATTTATTCTTACTAAAGAAGAGATTGACCTAACAAGAAGATGCCCTGACATAACAAATGCCAATTTGGCATGGAGACGGCTTAAGATATCAGAGTACTCGAAGACCTCTGATTCTCCACTCGAGCCTCACGAGCGATTCAAGCAAGACTTCCCCTCTTATCCATCCGAGGCATTCCTTTCAACAGGTCGCCCTGTGTTTGATATGGAATCGCTTAAGCATGACATTGAGGACTTGAGAAATCACCCAACCAAGAAGCATGAAGTAAAGATCAAGCAAACATTCCTGGCAATGTATCCAAAGCTATTAACGGTCTACTTTGTGCCTCAAAACGGTATGAAGTACTCGATAGGTGCGGACGTTTCGCTTGGTTTAGACATAGGAGATGCGTCTCATGCAAAGATACTTGATTCGAACATGAAAGAAGTTGCTCATTTTCACGGACAGCTTGACCCTGATCACTTTGGTCGATGCCTGGTTGAGCTTGCAAGGATATACAACAACGCTATAATTGTGCCCGAGGTCAATGCAATGGGGCATACAACCTTGAACGCCATCAAAGACATGGGTTACGCTCGCATTTACAATAGAGAAATCAACGACGAATTAGACGAACACAAGATAACAAGCAAGGTTGGATGGCAGACTAACGTAAAGACAAAGCAGGTTATGCTAAACGCCCTTATTGCAGCTTATAGAGACAAAGAAGTTACCATTTTAGACGACAGCACGCTTAAAGAGATGCTTAGATGTACTCGCGAATCCGACGGTAGTGTCGAGCTTAATGGAAAAGATAGAGTTGTGGCAACCTGTCTTGCTCTACAAGGATTCAATCAGATTTACGAGTCCGCAACTGTCTATAACCCAGACAAGCCAAAGAAGTTAATCTTCGAAACCATGGACAAATCACGCGAAGAAATAGCAAAATTAGATAAAAAGAAGAAAAGCGTGTTTAGTTTGGAGGATTACTAATGGAGATATTACTTTGGGCCGCCATTGTTTTGTTGTTTTGGATGGGGATTTACAATCTAAGACTCATTGCCGATCTAGGAGGAGAGCTCCGTAAGCACCAATATGACCATCTTTACAAGAAAGCTATTGAGACAGAGATTGAAACTGTAGTCCACGACATAAAACCAATTAAGGCAAAGATATTTAGCCCATCAGGCGACCCAATGAGTGAATTTAACGGAAAGAGAGATGACTGGTATGGAGACGAAAATGCAAGATAGAATCATACAAATAGCAGTAAAAGGTGAGCAATTGATTGGCATAACCGCAACCGGACATCTTGCCCGCTTCGATGAGAACCTGGGAGCTTGGATCATTAGGGGAAAAGCTGAAGTATTAGACAGCAATAACAAGATTGTGCTTGATCATGTCACCACTAACAATGTCCCAACAACAAGAGGACTTCCTGTTGAAAGACAAGAGGTTGTCGAAAAGACTGAGTGGTGGGAGTTGGTTATTGTCGTGGTTCTAACCCTATCATTAATCGGTTCAATCGTTGCTGGCTTCATCTACGACTGGTAAGTCCTTAAAGTAGTCACCTGACTTAAGCGCATCGATCTCTCTACCTGATAAGTAAACACCAGAGTCAATAGCCGCCTTAATCATCGCATCGTTGCTAAAAGGGTTCGATGTCTTCGTCGAGTCTTGGGGCGTAGAATCGTTCCCGATCTCGACTAGTCCTAATTCCTTCAGCGCCCTCCGGTACTGGAACGGACATGAAATATACATACGAATATTTTCTTGCCAACCAGGAACAAAGCCATCTTTCTTGTGTTTTTTTTTCGCCTTGGATTTATAGTACTCAACAATCTCGTCGCATCTCTTCGTGATGTTTTTGCATCCAAGCGATCTCGCTCGATGAATACTCATCTCAACCTTAGCGCCATCTGGTAATTCAAACTCAAATAATCCTTCTAGTTCACTCATTACGATTTCCCGAATATGTGTTGTGCATTGTACCCCTCAATCTTACCTTTAAAGATATGCAAAATGAAGACACAAAAAAGCCCGACGATGATATGAGTATGGTTTCGACTGAGGAATCATTAAAGATTGCAAAAGAAGCCAAAAAGGAACTGCAGTCATACCGCAAGCCGTTTGAAAAAGAATGGGAGCAATATGATGATGCCTATTATGGCAAACAACACAAGACGGGTGAAAACGTCAAGACCGTCAAAAACCACATTTTTAAGATCATAGAAAGCGAAGTCCCTATTCTTACGGACGCCATGCCAGGAACGCTCCTCACTGCTTCTCAAAGCTCAAAACAACCTCAAGCTGACATGCTCGAGAAATCTATTAGATGGGTTTATCAAGACCAAAATCTTCAACTATTACTGCCATCTCTAATGAGATCGGCCCTTATGAGTGCTCCTGGTTATATTTACGCTTTTTATAATCCCGATGCTGACAACGGCGACGGCAAGGTTGAGTATAAACAACTCCCTTGGAAATATGTTTGGCTAGACGGAAACGTCGGCTCTCTTGATCACGCTGAAAAGATGCACCTAGAAATTCCTATGCGAAGAGAAGCGCTAGCTCGCTCATGGCCGGAATTTGCTAAGGAGATTAAAGCAATCAAGGGCGGCAAGTCTATGGTTGACGACTCTAGGGATGATAACTTCGAAAGAAGAGATATATCTGGGCGTGACGCTGCCATGGGAAAACCTAAGGCATACAAAGCAAAGGACATTCTTAATTACAATGAGACCTGGATTAGGGATTACTCGTTAAAGAACATTGAACCAGAGGAAACTCAGGAAGAAATAACAGAAGAGACAGAGCAATTCAAAAACGCTGAGTCTCCTGATATCACTAAGTGGGAAAACCACAAGGAACACAAGGCAGCTCATTATGCTCAAAAAGCTGAGTTGCTTGCTGTCGTTGGACTACCTCCAGAAGCTTCTTATGAAGAGGCGAGTGCGAAGGTTGATGAGATTCTACAAGGAAACCCTCAAGCAGCAGAGCAACTTAACAAAGGTCTATTGATCGTTAAGATGATTGAAAACCACCTCGAAGAACACGAGGAGATGGAGAAGATCAATCCTACTGGGCAAGAGCCTAAGTTTGAAGATGGTTGGAGAGTTATCAAGTGGATCGAAGGCGTTATTTTATATGACGGTGCCAATCCAGAAGAAAATGGGATGCTTCCGGTCGTTCCATTCTATTGCTACAAAGACGAAACTATCTATGGGTTCGGTGAGATTAAAAACATCATTGACGCTCAAAGAACGCTTAATGATATGGACTTTAGAGAGCTTGAAGGCTTAAGGCTAACAAGTAATCCAGGTTGGATCGGAGACACAGAGGCGGAAGTTGATGCTGAGAAGCTCACAAATGCCCCTGGAATCGTCGTTCTCAAGAAACGTGGTACTGAGTTAAGACGTCTTGAACCAGGGCAAGTTTCGCCTCAACTAGAGCGCAGAAAAACCCTTGATCAACAGACAATGGAAATGATCTCGGGGCAAAACGAAGCAACCATGAATGGCAGTATGCCACAAGGGAATGTTTCGGGCATTACTGTCCAAAAGATCCAAACTCAAGCAGTCGGACGAATCAGGTTAAAGAACAGAGTCTTAGAATATTATTCAATGAAGCGACTTGCCTCATTAACTGCAAGCCTAATCGTTAATAACTGGACAGAAGAAAAGGTTTTAAGATTTAGAAGCGATTCAACTAAGATCGAAGAGGTTGTCTATAACCCGCTCGAAGTCGAAGACCTAGATTACATCGTCGAAATCTCTCCTGGCTCAATGGCTGGAGTGGATAAAGACGCGGTTAATGCAGTCTATATGATGCTACTTAACGGCGGACATATAACAATCCAAGAATTCCTAAAAGTTGCAGACATTCCTAAAAAGGACATGATCATCGAGTCTCTTGCTCAAAGAGATCAACAAGCAGCTCAAATGCAACAGATACAAGAACAAGCTCAAACTATGCAAGCGAACTACGAAGACCAACTTGCACAGCTACAAGAACAAAACATTAAACTTAAAGGAGCTATGGACTTAGGCAGAAGTGCCTCGGTCGATCTTTTAAGTGGCGACGAAAGAAAGGTCTTTGAAAAGCAGGCGAAAGAAGCCTCTATCAACTCTCTCATTGTTCCAAATGATTTAATGAGCGTTCCACAGGCAAATGAAGGAGCCATTCCGGCCAACCTAAATAACCAGGGACTATAAGAATGTCAGAAGAAAAAGTATTCGACCTAATGGAAGCAGCTAACGAGTTAACCGCTGAAGACAGCGGAACCGATGATGTTTCAACTGAGGTCTCCGATGTGGATGGACAAGCGGAAACGAACCCATCAGAAAACACTGAGGAAGCAGACCCCAGAGATATCCTAAACAAGGTAGGACAAGAGGCTGTAAACAACGAAGCCGTTGCACAGGCGATTGAACAAATCAACCAAATGGGTGCCATTCACAATGGATTGCCTATTAAGATTAATTCTCCTGACCAGTTGAAAGAGATCATTCAAAAAGGATTCGATTACACCAAGAAAACTATGGCCCACGCGGAAGAAGTGAGGCTAAAAACCGAAGAGTTTGCTCAAAAAGAGGTCAAATTCAAGGAAACAGAGCAGGCACTTGCCCAGAAAGAACAAGAGATCAGTGATGTAGTTAATGACAATAACATCATTACGAGTATGCTTACTAAATGGCAGACTCAAGATCCTGAACTATTTGCCTTTATTCAAAGTGCTTACAACCAAGAACTACAACAATTCAAGATGCAGCAACCAGTAATTGCTAAATACGAAGGGCAGATTAAAGAACTGCGCGAGCAATTTAACAACTTCGGGAAGAGCAAGCAGACCGAAGAACTAGCGTCGATTAAAAACGGTTGGGAGAGTGAGCTTGGACAAGTCCAGGCAACAGTCGCAGCAAGTTTATCAAAGCTAGGAGTGAAAGCGGATTGGGAAAAGGTCAAGGGAGTATGGTCAGCAGATGCAACAGGAAAAATGAGCGTTGAGGATGCATTTTACGCTGCTTATGGAAAAGAAATAGCTAAGGCCAATCAGAGTTATCAGAAGCTTTTGGCAACTAAATCCAAAGCAAACGCAAGCGCACTTAAACGATCAGGCGTTTCATCTAGTTCTAGGGGCGAAAAACAAGACATGGTCTTTAAGGCCGGAGACTATGAAAGTATGCTTAGGGATTCAATTTAATAACAGGAGTATCAAATGTCATTATCAGTAGGACAAGTACAAGCATTAACCGTAAAAGGTATCGATGCTGAAGGCGGAGTAAAAGACGCTATTTTCAAGAACCACGCTTATTTAAACAGACTTAAGAAAAACGAAGGTATCTATTCAGGGGAAAAGAAAACTTTCCCATTCAACTATGTTGATGATCTTGATACTAACGGATCTTACTACCAAGGTGCAGAGTCTTTATCTTTAGACATGTACGACCCATTCACTGAGCTTTCGTTCGACCTAATCGAACTTCAAGAATCACTAGTAATCACTCACCGTGACCTTGCTAGAAACTCAGGAAAAGAAGCTCGTCTTAACCTTGTCTCTGAAAGACTTAAGATGATGGAAATGGCAATGAGACAACGTTTTACTAAAGGGATTTTCTCTGATGGTACAGCGGCAACAGGTGCTCTAACAACTAAGCAATTTGTTGGTGTTCAAGCATTCTTAAAGTCATCTGCAGTTAATTACGGTGGCGTAACTAGTACAGACGTTTCTGTTCACGTTGCTTATGTAAACTCTAACTCTGGAACAAATAGAGCAGTTACTTCAGCTCTTCACCAAGCTACTTTGGGTGGGTGTTCTGAAGGTGACGAAAAACCAACTCTTGTTATCATGAGACAAGGTGTAATGAACTCTTTCATCGAGCTTCTTAAGCCTCACCAAAGAACGACAAGAGAATCTACTCTTGATAATCTTGGACACGGTGGGAACACACTAGTTTACTCTGGAATCGATCATATCGTAGACAACCTAGCTCCAGACGCTTCAATGATCTTCTTGAATGAGAAATACGTTCGTCTTTATGCTCACCCTGAGTACAAAATGAAACGCGTTCAAAAAGAAGACCTAGAAACTCAAGATGCAATGTTACAACGTCTTTTTTACAAAGGTGTTTTTGCATGTTCAGTCTTGAGATACCAAGGTTGGTTAAAAGATATCACGCCAACAACATAATAAACGGGGGAGCAATCCCCCTTTAACTTTAGGAGAACAAATGAAAAAGGTATTAATAAGTTTATTCGCACTAGTTTCAATGAATGTTCACGCATTCAACGGAACAATTGGACGTGGAGCTGCTTTAAGCTACGACGGTACAGTTGACGCAAACTCAATTGAAAAACAATCAATCAACGTAAAGAACTCTCACTCAGTAAGCATTCCTGCTGGTTCAGCAGTTACTCTTGACCTTACTGCAGACGATGGTGCTTCAGTTATCATTTCTGCAACTGCTGGATTATCTCCACTTTGTATTATGGAAACTGCTTGTGCTGTTGGAGCAATCTGTGCTTGTCAAACTAACGGTAAACTAGACTCAGCTCTTTTTGATGTTGGTGCTGGTTCAGCGGTTGCTGGGAAAAGATTCTACATGTCTTCAGTTAACGCTGGTTACTTAGCTGCTCGCGCCGCTGACGTTGCTACTGAAGTTCCAGGTGGGATTTTCTACGATGCTGCTGCTGCATCTGGTTCAGTACAAGTTTACATTAAGCTATAAGGAGTATTTATGGCATTTTCAGCGACACTTAAAAGAAAGTCTCTTATGGGAAACATGAGAGTGGAAGTTTGGGAATTGGATTTCGCATCTGTTACTACAGGAACTTTTAGTGCCGGCCTTGGAACTATCGACCATGTTTCATTTAACAATGGAACTAGCGAAGCTCAAGGTCTTGTTACAAAAAGTGGATCTGCAATAACTGTTGCAAGTGTAACGTCTAACGACGTCGGCACAATCATGGTTGTAGGACTATAATTAAATGAGAAGCGCGATTGCACACGGCTTAACCTGCTTACTGATTGCCTTGTTGCCTGTTTACAATAGGCTCGCCTCTGTCGATATGAATCGGACGTCGAAAGATAACTTATTTGCAATGGTATGTGGCTTAATAGGTATAATGTTTAACTCCCCTAAAAGAGAGCTGCCTTTAAAGGCGTGGGTTACGATAGCAATCGCGTTTCTTTTTCTAGTGATTAATCAGCACATGGTTGAGTCGATCAATGTAATGTTTCATGGATTCTACTTGTGCGCAGGCATCTTCTTCTTTGTTCGGTTCTATGAGTGCTTTGAAGCCAAGTACTTTTCATGGATACTGAACGCTATTTGTATCGGTTCACTGATTCAGGCACTAGTTATTTTCTTAAATGGGCTTGGTTACTCTCCAGAGTATGCAGTAATGAAGCTTTTCCATGATGATATTCAAATAATCGGTGAGGTTGCCGTTGAGTTTGGGTTATCAAGTGGAACTTTTGGAAGCAATAACATGTCTGGGGGCTACTTAGGCATTTCTTTGATCGCTTTTAATCGTAAGGGATGGAGGTGGGCACTGCCAATAGCAATAGCGGCACTATGTTCAACAGGTTCATCACTAGGAATCCTCACAGGACTCGCTGGGTTCGTCTATTACTACAAGGGAAACCTTATTAAGAAGAAATGGCTTTATCTCTTATCGATTGTTTCGATGTTAACAGTATCTTTTACTGGCATGAATGGCATGGACAGTGGGCGATTGGTGATATGGAAGGAATTAATAAGCAAGTTAAGCATGAAGGCATGGCTTATTGGTAACGGAGTCGGCTGGTATGCAGATCAAAAGATCACATACAAGGGCGCAACCGTCGTTCAAGAGCATAGTGGCTTCTTGTCTATCGTAACGGCTTTTGGACTAGTGGGGTTAATTACGTTCCTCTATTTCCTCTACAAGTACGCAATTAAGGATGACAAGTATCGCGTCTTTTCAAGCATCGTATTCGCAGCATTCTGCAACGCCTATGGGCACTTCTCTGTTCAGCAATCAACAATGATGATTATTATATTGGTAGTGGTCGCAGTGTGTGCGGCAAAGGAAGAAAATAATGAGTTCAACCTACAATGGTGAGGCATTACAAAATGAATTTGTGCGCAAGTACGGATTCAGAGACAACGCTGCAAAGGCAAGAGTTATTTCATGGATAAACGACATCCAAAAGGACATTGCTAGCTCACACAAATGGCCGTTTCTTAGATTTAAAATGAAGAAACAGGTTGTTTCAGGCGACCAAGAGATATCAATAGCCCCACAAATACCAACAAGGGCGACCGTGGCAACTGCAAACGGCGGTTCTTTGACAGACAACACAGCTTTTAGAGTTAAAGTCACATTTGTCCTATTTGATGAATCGGGAAGAGAAGTTGAATCATTGGAGAGTGAGCCATCAACAGCATCGACATCTGTTACAACGGCAACCCCTAACCTTTCGCTAAGTTTAACAGACATTGATCTCTATGATGGGACGGCAACCGTAAAGCCAACCGTTATCCACAGAAGAGTCTATTTAAAGGAAGGCACTGGAAGCTATTTCCTGCACACTACGATTGAAGACAACATAACCACAACCCTCACGATCTCAAGTGCCGCAAACTCGCTAATAGAGCCTCCAGAATACGCCCTGGTATCATGCATGTCAGGCGATCCGATCATCGAAGGGAGTGGAAACTGCTTAAGTGAGAATTCTTTGGATGATATTCTGAAATATGACCCAGGATTAACAAGCACAGGCACTCCTTACTATTACGCAAGAACGACAGACGATAAAATCTTTATTTACCCACGACCAAGCTCAACCTATACGCTTTCGTACTGGGTTTATAGAATCCCATCTCGCATCTTTGCCGATGGAGACCGGGCAATCCAACTTCACCCTTCACTAAAAGAGGTTTTGGATGCCGGAGTTGTTTGGAAGGGTTATGAGGATAAGGATCAAGACGGGCAAGAGTCTAAAAAGAACAATTACGTACGAATAAGAGACGAAGCCAAGGGCATATTTGGAAGATCGGGCGGGCAAGCGATGTCCGTTAAGAGAGTGTGCTAGGTGACACTTAGAAAACGAGCGATTAAAGACTATCGCAAGCTAAATAAGCCAATTAGTTACCGTATCCTTGACCAAGACAAGTTGTCTGACTGTCGAAACATTATAAGCAATGAAGGAATCGAGGAAACTAGATACGGACTCAAGAGATATAACGACACTTCTTTAGGTGGCTCCGTTACAAGCCAGTCTTTTTTCAAAAAAGGCACAGGCACAGCATACCGGTTGGCAAAAGTAGGGACAGTTTTATATAAAATAAGCCCCACAGGGGCGCATACATCCCTCAAGACGGGATTAACTGCAGGAGTAAAACACCGAGCAGTTACGTTTATAGATAGGCACATCATTGCATTAGGCAGCGATGGCCTATTTTTCTACGATGGAACGAACTTTAGTCCATTGGGGCAAGCCCTTCCATCAACGGCAACTGCTACAATTGCAGCGGGCGGGTCTTTGGTTAATGGAACGACTTATCAGGTTGCAATTACCTTTTATTCGACTGCGACTGGTTTTGAATCAAACTACAATGAAACGGCGACGGTTGCAGCGACAGTGGTTAATAAGACTATTGCAATAACATCAATCCCAGCATCAGCAACAAACCTTTCAATTGATAAGGTTAGAATTTACATAAAGAACGTGACTGCAAATGGATCGTTTCTATATTCAACAGAGATAAACCTAGGAACGACATCTGCCAACATTACGGCGATGTCCACGAGTACGATAACGCCACCAACGACTAATTTCCCTCCAGAGTCAGGAGGAGGTAAATACTTAACCGTATTTGGTGACAAGATTGCCTATGCGGGGAACTCAACTTATCCGAGCGAAGTCTTCTTTTCAAAGGCGTATTTGCCAGATGCTTATGACAATGCCGACGTACCTGGAGTTCTTTTGGCCGCTGGACAAGGGCCCATAACTGGGCTTGCTACTGGGTTCTTTGATGATGCTTCGTTGTCTCCTTATTTGGTAGTTTTTAAGAGAAACTCAATAACGATTTACTCAGAAATAGGTGGCACTGCTGCCCAGGCGGTTCTTGATGACAACATTGGGTGCGTTTCTGCTGATACTATTAGAATTGGAAACGGATTGATTTACTTCCTATCTGACCACGGTTGGAGAGTAATCAAAAGAGGTACACTGGTTAGAAAAGCGGACAACACTCCTTTTACCTTAGGCGATGGCGATATTGATGACATCTTCACCCGTACCGGATGGACAAAAGAGATCAATGCAGATAACTACGCCAATGTTTTCAGTGCTTATTATACAATCAACTCGCAATACTTAACCTTCCTATCGGAAGGGCAAGATACAAGCATTCGCAAGGCCTATGTTTACAGTGAGAAAATCGGTGGCTTTAGGATCTTTGATTTTAAATACAACCTTGTTTCTGCATGTGACAGCGAAGACGACAGCGGGAACCAGGCAGTTTTTATCGGAGACGACTCCGGTTTTATCTTTAGTTATTCGATCAAGAATAGTAGGTATGACGAGGACACAGCTCTTAATCAGCTATCAATTCCTGCAATAATGAAACTTTCATATATTCAACCAGACGACGAATCAACTTCATACAACTTCAAAACACTGACAGTTAAGGCGCTTGCAAGCGATAACGATATTACCGTAAAGGCTTATCCGAGTTACAACGTCGATCCATTCGACTCGCTAACGTACGAGTTCCCGAATATCAGTGAATCATTTATCCTGGACGTGTCACAATTAGACATTGACAGTTTGGGCGATGATAGGGTGCCAGTTACAGTAAAGGGAGACCTTAGTTTGACAGGCGAAGCGTTGTTAATATCTTTTGAACAAGACGTTATCAGTGGAAACATTGGTCTTATTTCTGCGCAGGTCGAGCTAAATAAAAATGGGGAATTTGCAATATGAAATACTTTATCCTCTTATTAACATTTTTTATATCCAATCAAATATTCGCGGCAACGTGCAGTTCAACTAGTAGGACGAATTACTCGACCGGGCAGACATTAACCTCATCTGCTCTCAATGCTGACCTTAATCAACTCGTATCAAAGGTTAACTCGCTTGACGGTGGTTGTGTTACTGACGGAACTCTCGAGGCATCTGCTTTAAGCGCTACAGATTTCGCAACTGTTACTAATGGAATTCATCAAGGGTGCGCCCTTGCCTACGTCGATGGAAACACAGTTCAGGTTGGGAAATGTATTCTATCTGTTAATGGATCTTTTGTTAAAACAACCACGACAAACAACGTGACATGGGGATGCTCTGGGTGTTCTTCTGAGGTTGCCGGAACTGTTTATTACGTCTATGCAAAAACAGGATCAACCGGAACAACGCTTAATCTTTTAATTTCTACAACTGCGCCTGGAATAGACGGCTATGATGCCTCTTCTAATAAAGTATTGGGAAGATTTGTAAATAATGATGCCAGTGCCATCGATAAAGCATCACTAGACAATTGGGTCAGCAATGGTTTTATTGGTTCTGACGCTTTTAAGTTTTCAATTGTATACGGTGGAACAACTGCGCAAAATACATGCACAACGGGGGATTGTTTTATTTATAACCCAGAGTATCCTGCAGCAGGAGTTTCTTATGGCGGCTCTACTGGGATATATAATATCGGCCTTGTTAAAAACTTTACATCCATTTCATGCGTAGGAAGTGTGGCTTCCGGTACAGCGGCGGCAAACGTGGGACAGTTTAGTTGTGACTATCCAGGAACAACAACCTCAACACTTCAATGTGTGACTACTGTCGGCGGATCCTTTACGAATACATTTGGGAGCATTAGTTGTAGCGGGCGGTTTTAGTGAACCTATACGAACTTTACATTAAAGAACGAGAAAATCTTGACGTCATAAAGACAGATAAAGGCTTTATTATTTATCGTATAGACTTCCCTGATTGCATGATTAACGATTACTTTGTCATGAAAGAATATCGTCAATCAGGACACGGATACTTTTTAGCCGATCAGGTCTTTGAAATATGCAAGCAAGCCGGTGTGAAAACGGTTTACTGCATGACAGACGACCGAGCAAACGGCGTCGCTTTATCAAAACACACAATTGAAAATTATGGCTTTGAGCTTGCGTCTATTGCAGGCCCATTAAGTACATACAAATTAGAGGTAGCCGAATGGGAAAAGCTGTAAACGTTGTAGCCAATATAGCATCTGCTGGAACGGTTGGATACGACCCAAGTAAGGGCGGGATTACTGGGGGAGTTATTAGTAAGGCAGTTGATAAGGCTACCGGCGGAGAGATTAAGGGTATGTTTAATGGCCTTAAAGACGTTGCCCTTGGAAAAGAGACCGCCGCAACTCCAAATGAAGTTATAGACATGGCTTCCCCTGGGGGAAGAAAGATACAAGAACAATTACTAAGTCAATACGGACAAGGCATTGGAACAGATGTCAGTGGAATAGCACAACAGCAAGTTACCGCTCAAGAAAATCAGATCATGCAAAACGCTGCAGATCAAAAGATGAGAGCTGAGCAAATGGTCGCTCAACGTGGTCTTGGAAGAACCGCATCTGGTATCGGTGCCATTCTTAATCAGCAAAAAGGCGTCGCAGATCAAATCGGTGCTGTTCGCTCTCAACTCCCTGGACTCCAGGAACAAATGAGACAGCAAAACCTTAACTTTGCATCAAGCGGAATCAATCAAGTATTAAATGAACAAGGTCAATCTAAAGTTCTCAAGATGGGTCAAGCGGCTCAACCTAGAAGTGGCGGACTACTTGCTGCTGCCTTGCCACTAGCTGGTTCAGTACTCGGTGGCGTTGCCGGATCTGGCGGCTTCAATAAGTATTTCTCTGGAGGGCAAGCCTAATGGTTCAAATAATCCAATCAGGGCCCACTCAGAGGCAATCTGCACTCGAGATGGCGCTAGGGCAAGCATTGCAAGGCTTTGGCTCTTCATACCTACAAGGGCAACAAACTCAGAGACAGCAGGCCCTAGCAGATACTCAAACAAAGTTAAAAATGTACGAAATGGGGATCGCAAACCCAGACCAAGCACTTGCTCAACTTAAAGGCGAGTACAAGCAAACTGAAATAGCTCCAGCTCAACCAGCTCAATACGGGCAAGAGTTAGCGGGCCCGGTAATGCCAGGACAATCTCCATTAAAAGAACTTCTAAGCGCGGCGGTTCCTGCTCAAATGAGTCCAATTAATCCACTTGAGACATATACAGAAGCAAAAAAGGCTAAAATAGCTGCAGACTTAGCACTTCAACAACAAAATGAAGCGTTAAAGAAAGCGCAAGTTGATATGATCCCTCTTGATAGACAAAAAAAAGAAGTCGATATTCAAAAGATACAAGACGATATAAAACTTAGACCACTAGAAAGACAAACCAAGCTTGCCGACATTGAGTTTAAACACTCACAGGTAGCGCAAAGAACAGATGAAAAAACAGATAAGCGTTTTGGTGAATTCGCCAAGACCGTTGTAAACCCAACAACAAGAAATGCTCTTGGAAACTTTGGTAAAAACCTGGCTGCTGCAGATCGCATTAAGGTTTTAACTGACTCTTACGCTGGCGGATTAAAGCATGGGTCTCCAGAGGAGATCGCAGCACTTGACCAATTAACATCAACACAATCGGAAGAGGTTACAAAGTCCCTTGATTCGTTATTATCTGGCGGGGCTTCGACAATATCAGGCGCAGAGGCTTTAAGATTTAAAACGCTTGCTTCTGAGTGGTCTGACTTGAAAGCAAAATACCTAAATGATCCAAAGGGTGCAAACCTAGGAGCATTCCTCTCTAGGGCGCTAGACACTGTTGATCGCGAAAGAGAGTACAACGCAAAACAAGTTGACCGTGTTATTAGTGGGCTCGGTGAGGGATTCTCAGACTTGAAAAAGAAAGATCCGGCCAGGTTTCAAAACATTATAGGTTCAGCATATTCAAAGAATGAATCCGCACCTAGTGCAACACCTACTAATAGCACAGGCGGTTCTCCGTGGCTTAAGTATGGAGCTAAGAAATGAGCACTCCTGTAATCGGTCAAACCGAAGACGGACATAGCTTTATTGGTGGCGATCCATCTAAACAGGAAAACTGGAAGGCAATTGGCGCAGTTGAAGATGGACATGTCTTTAAAGGCGGCGATCCATCTAAGGCAGAAAGCTGGGCTTCTGTTAACATGCCAATCCAACCTCAAACTCCTCAAGCTTCAACCGGGGAAGCACTGATAACTGGAATTGGAAAAGGGGCAACGCTTGGATACCTTCCACAGATTATTGCCGGTACAGAACCAATGATTCAGTCTGGACTTCAAAGTCTATTTGGAGACAATACAGACGCTAAATTACAGCAACAAGGCTTTACTCTTCCACAAGATAACTCAACCTATACACAAAGAAGAGACGCACAAATAGCTTACCAGAACCAAATGGCGCAAGAGCATCCCATTGCAGACTTCGCGGGGCAAGCTGTTGGTGGCGTTGGCGCAGCAGTAGCTCCAGGATTCTTAGCTGGAAGGCTTGGAATGGCAGCCGCCGCAGCACCGGCAACCTTTGGAGGACGCTTATTGCAAGCCTCGAGAGCTGGAGCGGTAGTTGGTGCAATTAGAAACCCAGGAGACACCCAGGGCGAAGTTAATCCATTACAAGCAAAAGAAAGAGTTAGAAATTCAGCAACAGATGCAGCAACAGGCGCAGTCTTTCAAGGCGGACTAGAGGCTCTTGGCAAAACAGGAAGCGCATTCAAGAGCGCAAGTTCTAATCTTTCAGCATACGCAGAAGAAAAAGCTCTAAAAGCACTTGGCCCAATAAAGTCTAAATTACTTGAACTTAAAGGCAAGAGCAGAGCTGCTGAAATCGGGCGATCTGCTTTAGATGAGGGAATAGTCTCTGCTGGAGATACAATAAAAGACATTGCAGATAAGGCCCAAGAAGTTAAGAATAATATTGGTGAAAATATTAGTGGGATTTATAAACAAGCTGCAGATTTAACAAGCTCTAGACCTTTCAATAGCCCGGATGGGGTAAAGGAAAAGTTAATAGAAGACGAACTTTTAAGCATGGCTCAACAAATAAAAGAGGCTTCCGCTGGAAAAAGAGGGGCTTCTTATGTTGCGGATACTGGCAACTATGTTAACACGTCAACTAATAGCACCTTCCCAGATTGGGCAAAAGACAAAGGATTTACAAAAGAATCTATACTTTCAGCAATAGAATCTAAAAAAGGTACTACATACAATAATCTTGTGGAAATAGCAGGCGAAAATCTCAAGAGGGGTTCTTTTAGTCCAGTTAGTGGGGACATTCCTCCAAATTTAGAATATTCCGCTTTAAGCATTCCTGGAAAAATTTCCGATAATATTGAAAGAGTTTTCCAAGAAGAAATGAAAAATCCCCTACTAAACCAAGCCGAGATTAATAATCTTGGAAATCAAATGAATGCGTTAAAGGCAAAGTATTCTGCCCCTAGTACGACAATAAACATAAAACAATTCGCAAATGACTTTGAAAAAGAGTTAGTTGATAGACAACAAATGTTACCAGATGGCGACACTGTAATTAATAGCATTACAAAGAAGCTTCAAAATATTGCAAAAAATGGTGAAGTTGACCTTGGCAAAGCACTTGAGATTAGACAGCAACTCGATAAATCTGCCCGAAAAGCAGGTGCATGGGGGAGCGGAGTTGATCCTGACGTCGCAATGGAACTAAAACTACTAAGAAACAAGCTTCAAGACTCTATGAAGGAAAAGCTTGCACTCATCGACCAAGAAAATGGGACTAATTTAGTTGAACAGCTATTAAAAGAAAACAAACGCTATTCAAATATGAAAGAAATTGCCGATATCTCTATGAAGAAGTCTGCTGGCGAAGGCGTTAAACAAACCGTAGGGATAACAGATGCGGCACTGGCAACCACTGGAGCTGCTGCAAAGGGAGGCCCGGGTGCTGTTGTTGCCCTTGCGGGCTCAAAACTATCCAAGCAATACGGAAATCCAATAATCGCAAATGCTGCAAATAAGGCTTCTAAGATATTAGCAAGCCAACCTGAGCTACTTGGTTCTTTTGCAGAGACGTTACAAAACGCTGCTTCAGTTTCGCCTGCAAAATTCACTGCAGCAGTAACCCTTGCTCTAAAAGATCCAGAATTTAAAAAAGCAATTGATTCAAATACAAACAAATTCCAAAGGTCGGGACAATGATCAAGTTAATTATATTTATAGCAAAGAGATTTAAGCCGCTTGACGACTTCTTAAGCGCGCTATTTATGGCCTCAATGGCACACAATGCGAAGAGCGAATTGCATAAGGCTTCTATTAAAAGACTTTTAGAAAAACAAGCAAACGAAGAAATAAGAAAAATAACAGCATTCGAGAAAAACGGGAAGGCTTCAGGATATGAAGAGCCTAGGGTTGTCGGAGTAAGGAGATAATAATGGTTAGTCAATTAAGCAATAGATTGATTGAAGACGCGGACATGTCGAGCAGTTTTGTCTCTGAACACATCACACTAGCTCAAAGAATCGGGTTTTCTATTCATGCGGTTTTCACTGGTTCTCCGGTGGGTTCAATGTATATCTCAGTAAGTATCAACGCGATCGACTGGATGCTATTACCGGATTCAACGGAAGCAATTACCGCTGCTGGAGATGTTTTTTATAATGTCAGCGATGTTAAGTACCTAATGGCGCGCCTTCATTACACTGCAACGTCTGGAACTGGCTCTCTTGACGCTTTCGTTAACACAAAGGAGGCTCAATAATGGCTTCAGTTTATATTGATTTACCGATTAGATCGGTTGGTTCTATTTCTGCTCCAGGGCTTGCCTCGGAAGCAACCCAACTGGACGTACTGGCCGCTGTTACTGCAGCATCTGGAACAAGAACGCTCGTTGACAAGATCTATAGAGATTACTCAATTACAAGCGTAACAAACGCAGCATACTCTGAGCTTATTGCCTCAACGTCTGCAACCGTCAATCATTTGACGTTAATGGACACTGGCGGATACGCAATGATACTTGCAATTGGTGCCGCTGGCTTTGAAGTTGATAGGATCTATGTTCCCCCTGGTGGATTCAACGGAGAAGTGCATTTCCCAATTCCATCCGGTTCAAGAATTTCTGTGAAGTGTCTCCAGGCAACCGCCGGGCCGTTTTCGGGAACAATTGCGGAAGGTCTAATTGTTGCAAACTTATTAGGATAGAATAATGAAAAAATACTTAATCACGCTCTTGATAATTCCCACCTTGATCTTCGCCGATGCGGTTATCTTTAGTGGGAGCGACGTTAAGACTTTAAAGCCTAATATTGACCTATTTGGCGTTGCTAAGATTTTAACCACGTCAACTATACCAACCGCTGGATTGACTGCCCCTAAAGGATCAATAGCGATGTATACGACGACTGGTGATTTATACTTAAAGACAGGTGCTCTTAATACTGATTGGACAAAGAACCAGACTGGCCCTGTAAGCTTAACAACAGACGTAACAGGAATTCTTCCAATCGCTAACGGTGGTACAGGTTCAGCAACTCAAAACTTTGTTGACTTAACAACGGCACAGTCAATCGCTGGGCTCAAGAACTTTACCGATGCGCTAACGATTACATCAAATAGTGCCAACTCGCTTGCGGTTGGGCCAAACGGTACAACTAACTCGGTTTTACAAATTGATTCGTCAACGGCATCGGCAGCAACTGGGTTAAAGGTTACTGGAAACTCTGCTGGTTCTGGAGTGTTGCTGGGAACCATATCATCAGGAACAAACGAAGCAATGAACATAACCACTAAGGGCAGTGGGCAATTAAGCCTTCAGGTTGGTGGGGCTAACAAGTTTACCACAACTCAAATACAAAATGCGTTTACTCAGGCGGCAAGTACTTCCGCCTCAACGGCTAGGTTTTTAGTAACGGGCGTGGCGGACACTTCTTTAACCGCTAGTACCGAAGCACCTCATACTTATTTTAACATCGGACAAACCCGTCAACATGCTACTGGGGCTCTTGCTTTACAAAGAGACTTTAGAATCACCCCCTCGTCTCATTCGTTTGTCGGAGCTTCAACTTTAACAAATGCGGCGGCGCTGGCAATTGATGGCCCATCTAACGGTGGGACGAATGCAACAATAACAAATTCAAGTGCGCTTTATATTCCAACTTCAGCGGTCACCAACGTAACTAATTCTTACGGGCTAAATATAGCGGCTACGACTGGTGCCACAAATAACTACGCTGGTATTTTTACAGGTGGTAACGTGGGAATTGGTGTTGCTACTCCAAATGCCAACGCAATTCTTGACGTTACGTCAACCACTAAAGCCTTCATGCCTCCTCGCATGACCACGGCCCAGAAGAACAGTGTGGCCAGTCCTACAGCCGGCATGGTCGTTTACGATACCGATATGGCAAGTTTAAGTGTTTATAACGGCACTGCTTGGACAACAACAAACACAATGGCAGTTTCAACAAAAACTGCAAACTATACTGGGCTTTATTCAGATGATGTTATTCTTGGCGATGCAACTTCAGGAGCGATTACAATTACTCTTCCAACGGCGGTTGGGTTTTCTGGAAAAGTGTTCAATATTAAAAAAACGGATTCATCTGTTAACTCGGTTACTATTGCGACAACCTCTTCACAGACAATTGATGGGGCACTGACAGCACCACTTATATCTCAGTATCAATCACTTACTCTTGTATCAAATGGAACAAATTGGAGCGTGTTATGAGTTTTGATCCTACTATTCAGGGCACTAAGAACTATATTGAAGCGAGAGACGGAACGAAGCTTGGTCTATGGACTACTTACGCTGACGCTGCCGGAACCTCTCCAGTCGATGGTACAGGAGGCTCTCCTGCGTCGACGTTTGTTGCTCAAACAGATTCGGCAATAAGAAAAAACACAAACTTCCTTTGGACTAAGACGGCGGTAAATAGACAGGGAGAGGGATTTTCATACGCCTTCTCAATTGACAACGCTGACAAGGGGAAAGTGCTTCAATGTTCATTTGAATATTTGATTGCATCTGGAACTTACGCGGACAATGACATGAGCGTCTGGATTTACGATGTGACCAACGCGGTATTAATTCAACCAGCTCCGTACTTAATTAAGAACTCGGGGATCATTGAGAAATTTGCAGTAGAATTCCAGACTTCTAGTAACTCAACTTCATATAGATTAATTATTCATACTGGAAGCACTTCGGCTTTAGCCTATACGGTGAAGTTCGATAACTTCATATTAGGGCCAGAGTCTAAATTATATGGAAGTGCAGTGACTGATCCAATTGTGTATACCCCTATATTATCTAATTTTGGAAATGGTACAGCAGCTTTATCTTATAATAGAGTTGGCTCTAGAGTTAAAATTAAAGGTACTCTGATTGTAGGATCTTCTTTACCAATAGGGGTTTTTCAATTCTCCCTGCCCTCTGGATTATCTGCGGATTATACAACAAATACGGTTGGATTCATTAATACAGATGCCTATCAGCGCGTTGGTATTGCAACAGGAGGAAGTGGTGCTGGTTATTATACAGCGGCAATCGTTCGAGCAAATACAAGTATGACGAATTTCCAAATGGAAGGTGCGACCACTACATATACTGGAGTAGAAGCAAGTTGGGATACTACTCATCCTCTAACATGGGCTGCTGGACAAACTATTACAATTGATATGGAAGTACCTATCCAAGGATGGTCTTCTTCTCAAGTATTTAGTCAAGACGCTGACGCTAGAGTGGTGGCTGCTTTAATTGGTGGCGGATCTACTTCAGCTACTGCAAACAATCCTATAATTTATTCTACTGTAGGACTAGATACTCACGGAGCATATTCAACCGTTACTGGAAAATATACTGCCCCAGTAACTGGGTTTTATAATATAAATGCCACAGGCGATGGGACTGCTGCTGCTGGAACAGTTTATTATATTTCAGTAAATGCAAATACGACTGCTGGGTACAATAGACCGATAATTGCTTATCAAGAAGTAGTTAACCAAGGGTTCTCTGGATCAGGAAAAGTTTATGCAACTGCTGGACAAACAATAGATATAAGAGCAACAAACAATACAGGATCATATGGTACAAACGCTACTTTTCAAATCGAACGCATCTCAGGTCCAGCACAAATAGCTGCTTCTGAAAGTGTTACAGCTTCATATACTGGAGCACCTCCAACTGGAAGCTTGGGTGCTGCATTTAATACTATAACTTATGGTACGAAGGTAAAAGATTCACATAATGCCTATTCTGGAGGTAGTTACACTGTACCAGTTAGTGGAAGTTATCTTATTGGAGCTTCTACCGCAATTGCTGGAACATTTTCAGCATCGGCTAGTATTATTATGTCCATCTTTATAGATGGTGTAGAGAAGAATAGAACTGGATCGGACACATATAGTACTTCTGTAGGTACTTCGTATGCATACGCGACTCCATATATCGTACCTTTATTGGCTGGGCAGATAGTTACAATAAGATCGTATGCTAGCGGAATAACATCTCCTACGTTTTTATCAAATGGTCTGTATCACACATTCTCTATAACTAAAGTGGGAAATTATTAATATGAAAAAAGTAAATATAAGTAAAAATAACGAAGTAGTTCAAAGTGTAATGTTCGAAGATGATCAAGTAATGAACGATTTCATAGAGATGCTAGCGGTTAATCATCCATGGGGTAAACCCTATAAAGTTATCGAGCACCCAGAGCAAGTTAACTCCCAAGAACCCCTAATTGTTCATCATGAAGAAGTTTCAACTCCAGTTGATGATTTAATTATTCATCACCAAGAAAGCGTGAATGAACTTGATGAAATTGTTCCTGCGTGGGACGAAGTAATTCCACAAGCACCAATTATAACTCCTGCTTATGATGAGCTAGTTCCTCAGCCTCCAATTATAATTCCAGCTTGGTCAGAAGAGATTGAAGCAGAATACACAATTGAGATTGTCGATATTACCGACGAAGTAAACGCAAAGGATCTTGCTAGTAAATATGATTCTCTTTGGAAGGCTGCAAATGACTTTCAATCAGCTCAAATCAGCGGTGCGGCTATTGGGTTACTTACTATCGGTGCTCTTGCTCAAAAGCCTAAATGTACGGCCGTGCAAGCATGGATTAAATCAGTCTGGGTTGAGTACTACACTCGCAAGGCAGGAGTAGATTTGCAAAATAACGTAAATTTGGATTTCTCAGTATGTGGAAATATCCCTTACTCTGTTCCTGAACTAATGGAAGAAGTTTCAATATGAAAAAACTGACTTTGATCTTTACCTGCTCAATTATAGCGATCATTGGAATCTATGACATCTATGCCCTTACCGAGGGCGGTGGAGAGGCAACTATAAGCAGCGTTATCATAAGCCTGTCGCATGAT